GTACTGGTACCAACAACCGCCGTGGAATTATTCGTTAATTTGATTGTTCCTGCGGACATAATTTCTCCTGATTTCAGGCGTAAAAAAACCCGCCGGAGCGGGGTTACTGGCTGTAAAAATTAATAGGTTCAGTCGTACATGGCTGTGTTAATGGCAGTGAGAGTTATACCGGTATTGCTTCCTCCTGCCGGGCTGCCCTGTCCGACCTGATTACCGACGGCATTTATACGGGTATTTACACCATCAAAGCGACAACCGGTATAGGCAGCAATGCTGATAATGACCGGCTGCCCCTGGACCATAATCTGCCATAAGGACATTCCCAGGGTCGCGGGAGCGACCGCCCACGAGCCGGCCAGCGTCTGGTCGATATTTATTCCCCCGCCGGCGCCCGCCGTGCCGACCGTCACTAAATCAGACAGCACCCGGCTTTCATTGGTCAGCACCAGTTTCCCGGCGGCATCCCAGATGGCAAAGCCCCATGCAGGCAGCGTTTGAGGGAATATTGCAAAAACATATACAGTGAGTGTATGTGGGGTTTTTGCGGCCCCGACCGGCGTTGCGGAGGATGCTCTGATTACGCCTCCGGTTCTGGCAACGTTGGTATACGTTGGCGCGCTGGTATTTGATATGCGGCAGAATGCGATAGCCGGCCAGGAAGGATCTATCGGAATATCAGCGGACGCCACGCCATTGCCGTCAGAATTAACCACAACCTTACGGTATAAACAAAACGGCGTTGACTGTGGCGTAACAAACGGATTGCCGTTTTCCAGCAATATCATTGCTCCATAAGACATTTAAGCTCTCTCCATAAACACGACCAGTTCGCATGCAGAGGCGGGATAATTACCGACGCCAGCCTCGCTTGCGGGCAGGATGGTTATGGTGTTTCCGGAGGCCACGATCCGGCGGCCCACCGTAGTTCCGCCGTTATCCAGAGATACCACAAAACCCACCCTGAACCCGGCGGGAACCGGAAAAGACCATGCCCCGCTGTTTTGTCCGGCCGCCAGTGGTATGACACCAATAACTGATACCGGCTTAATTCCATAGTTGTTTGGACGGCCTGCGCCGTCCCACGTCTGGATCCCCCACATCAGAAAACCCCCGTCAGATAACCGATCTGTACCCGAAGCACGCCGTTAGCATCCCTGACACTAGTGGTTATGTTAGTTTCCTTTTTGGCACCCAGTCCGTTTGTGCCATAGTTTTCAAATGTGCCGTTTTTGTCCCATCGCCAGCCACTGACGCCGGGTGCAAAATTATTCGACTGAATGAAGTTACCTATTTTGGCGTTATCTATACTGCCGTTTTGAATAAACGCAGACCGTAAAAACACCTGACCATTGAACACAAAGAACGCGGCTTCATAACTTCCCGGATCGCTGCCGGAATAAATACCGAACTGGTCAGCAGCAAAAACAGCAGTCGATTTATACCCTCCACTGCCGTTTGGCTCGAGTGACATTCCAAAGCCCGTGTTATAGAGCTGCTCGCCACGCCGCACGCCAAGATTCAGGGTGTATGAAACCTTTGCGGTACCGTTATCGGTAATAACAGAAGTGAGCTTCTGGTTAATGGCTGCCTGCTGGTTTCCGAGCTGGGTTGCTACCTGCGTCTGGTATTGTGCAAAGGCCTGTTCGGCTGAAGACTGCGCCTCCTGAATGGTGGTAATGCTGCTTTTAACACCGTTAAAGTCGGCCGCCACTGAAAGCCGGTATTCAGCGAACGCCTCGTCGGCGTTAGCCTGTGCGGTTTTAACCTCACTGATTTCTGCAGCAGCATCACCAAACTGAACGGCCACAAGCTCCTGGTACTGTGCGAAGGCCCGTTCGTTATCCGCAATGGTAATCCTGGCCTCAGAGATTTCAGCACGCGCCAGTCCCACCTGTTCATACTGGATCTGCGCCCCTTCCACCTGGGCCAGCGTGTTCTGCATCGTCGCTTCCAGACTGAAATCTATCCCGGCCTGCACATTCTTAAATGCCTCTGAATCGCGCACCGCTTCATCGATGTAATCGATCATGCCAGGGATATCTGACGATGCCTTGCCTGATGCTTCAACAAAACCCGACACGCCGAACGCGTTGCGCGTCCGCACGTACATGTAATACGTGGTATCCGCCTTCAGTCCGTGAAGATTCCACTGGCTTGATCGCCCGAGGAACTGCGTCTGGTCTTCAATAAACGCCGGGTTAAGAACACGATTTTCACCGCTGTACCAGAATTCAAAGGTGGTGTCTGAAGTGGCAGTCACACGCATAACCGGGACGATATCTGCTGAGAAAAGACCAGGCGTCCAGATAACGGATGACGGTGCCAGTGGCGCCCCGATAATCAGGTTCACCTGGGTTTCAGCACCCTTCATGCCGTTCTCGTTGCGGCCACGTACCCCAAGCATGTAATTCCCGGCATTAAGTCCGTAGAAGTCGTAGCGAAACTGGTCGGTTTCATACTGTGCAACAACCGCCCCGCTTTCGTTATAGACATACAGTTCGAACACCAGCTTTTTTGTAGTGGTGGCGGTTTCCCATGTCGCCGTTACCTGCACGGTTTCGCTGTTGGTGTTCAGAATGCGAAGGTTCTCAATGTTCGGTACCCGGTAGCCATTCAGGGTGTCGGTGGGCATTTCAAAAACAGCGCCCTCATCCACAATGGCCTGTTTGTTCGGGTCGTGCTGGCCCGCCGTAATGCTGTAAACCGAGTTATTTTCTGTTTCAGCAATGCTCAGAATACGGAAAAGACGAACGGACAGTTCATTGACTGAAATAGCAAAAACAGTCCCGTCACGCACCCAGGCGGGAGCGCTGCGCAAAGTAATGACGCGCCCGGATACGCTGACAATGGGGTATTTCACAAACTTACCATTGCTGCCCATAAGCGACATGTTGTCGCCTGGCGAAACCAGACCGGAGACATCCGCGTCAACGGTAATATTAGCGCCGGAGTGTGAGACAATACGCCCACCCAGACGTGTCCCGGCGTAGTCGTTATCCATAATCTCCACGATGTCGCCGGGCGTAAAGGCAATCGCATCACGGGCCATCTGGAAAGTTAACCGGCTGCTCTCACGTTTTGCAGTTTCCAGCAGCCATTTACCTGCTCGCCAGGCCTGTCCGCGAGACGTGCAGCCGAACGCCTCAAGCGTTGTTTCGTTGTAGGTTCCACTGCGCGCGATCATGGCATCGTCGGAAACATATTCCTTCACCTGCTCCCAGCCGTTATCCGGGTCAGTCCAGGACACCACCACTGCGTTGTATTTTTCGGCCCGTTTAACCGAGCTGCGGCTGAATTTCCCGTCGACAACATTCGCATTAGTAATGGCGGCAACCGGATCCTGAGGCGTGTCCAGCATGACCGTGAGGCGCAGGCCATCCCAGAGGGCGATGCCCCGGAACATCCCGGCGATTTTATCCAGGATATCGCGGGCGCTGGCCTGCTCGGTAATATAGGCGTTCAGCGTCATGCGGGGCTCTTTCCCGCCATAGCCGTCGTTTACCAGCTGATCACAGTACTGTGACAGGATATAAAGCGCGCCGTCGTCGACATCGATATAACCCGCGCGCCGGGCCAGGCCAAATCGCGTATTTTTCACCAGCTCGCGAAAGAGCCAGGCCGGATTATTCGTCCATGCTTTCTTAAATCCCCCGAGCCACAATCCGGTATACGTACGCGCAATCGGGTCGTAGTTATCCGGCACATCGACAATCAGGCCGCGCAGGTGATAGGTACGGGCCGGGGTGTCCCTGTACTGGTCACGGTCAATCACTGCTCCGGCAATAGCCGAAAACGGGTAGTTCAGGTTGTCGTCAGTAATCTGGCTGTAGCTGTTCCAGATAGTACCGTTGGACAGCAGGTCGCTGTTGCTGTCAGGCGTGATGCGGCGAACGCGGATATCGAAGGGTTTCGTTGCTGGTGCCTCGATGACGTGCGCCTCCAGATATTCGCCAGATATTTTCCCGGTGATAGTAACCACTTTTTGCTGAATGAACGCCCCGCCGGCAACGCGGGTTTCGATCACCATCGTCACAGAGGTTTCCTTCTGGTTCCCTTTTGTATCCTGCTCGACCAGCCCCGTCACGCCGATATTCAGCCTCACGCGTGTGACATCCTGATCGGAGACTGTGCGGACCAGTGGCGTGTTGAAAGTCACCTCTGTATTAACGATGCTGGTCGCCTCGATGGCGGAAAAACCGTTGATGGGGCTCTGGAATTCCGAGCCGGGTCGCCAGGCCACGCTCACACCGTTCACACTGACGTTACCGGCATGATCCGTGATGGGCGTTTTATTCAGCATGAAAGAAGAAAGGTGTGACTGGTCAACCGGTCCGTAAATCGGGCCTTCACTGATGAGATCCAGCACACGGTAAAACTGTTTAGATTTGAGGTTATCGTCGAGAAGTCTGGGAGTGCTGGCCTTGCCGCCGCCTGAAGACATAATGTCACCTTAACTTATTGATTCTGTCCAGTCCTGGTTATTTGTCGTGTCGATACCGAGGGAAATAACGTTAGAGCCACACACCATCTCGCCCAGCAGAATCGGCACTGGACGCCCCTGTCCGGCGCGGTTCTCCGCACTGGTAAAAGAGTTGTTTGTGATGGTGTTGTTTTCCGCCGCCTCGGCTGAGGTTTTGGTTTTCATGTTGCGGGACATGTATACGCTGTAGGCAATGGAGGCGACACTTACTGCCACTGCGATCCACGCGGCGGCGGCTGCGGTAATCGCCCCTTCAACCACAGGCACAAACAGCACGCTTGAACCCTCATCCAGACGCCTGTCCAGGTGCCAGCGCATCGCGTCTGCTGCAACGTCTTCCCCGGCAATCCGTACGCGCACCCGCGACCTGAGGAAGTCTTTTTTGAATTCCGGACACTGGGCCAGCAGTAACCTCAGCCCCTGCGCGGGGGTATCGACGTTTAATGTGACCTGGCGGAAATGTCTGCGGAAATGCCCCGCAAATCTAAAGATGAGCACCGGTGATGTCTCCAGATGGAATGGGTTTGTTTCATGTAAGCCATGCGGAAGGGTTCACGCCTGCTGAGGTGCCCGGCGTGGTCGTGGTGAAGCACCATGTTATCTTCCAGCAGGATCATCGCATGGCACGGGTCGGCACCCGGGAACGGCTGGCGGATAATCACATCGCCGGGTACGGCCTCGCTTGCAGAAACCTGATGAAAACCGTTGGCCGCCATGTTTCTGAGATAGAGATTCTCTCCGCGCAGCCACCAGCCTTCTGTCCGGGCGAAATCCGGCAGGTCAATGCCACACAGATGATACGCATCGCGAAACAGCGTGTAGCAGTCCGTCACCCCATGCTCGAACCTCCGGCCCAGCAGGTGCGCTACCGGGCGGAACTTTCGCAGCTCGCCGTTACACGCCAGCCACCAGGGCAGTCCTGTCATGACCTGCATGGCGCGGTCAGCACCTGACAGCACCGGTACCGGTTGAGAATGTGAATGAAATACCGCCGTGACTTCTCCCGCCTCCTCCGCTGCCAGCCAGTCATCATCGCTGATGCGGAAATGGTGAGCCGGATCGGGATGGACGTTACGGCACGGGTAGACGCGGGTATCGTTGATTATCAGTGCGCACACTTCATCCTGCGACGAGGCCGCATACTCGAGTAATTCCTGCATCAGGAAACCTTCTGTGAACCGGGGAAACTGCTGATTGGCATGGGGTACGGTCGCGGGTACCGGAAGCGACAACCTGTGCGGCGGTGAGAACATTTGTCCAGCGCAGGGTTGCTGGTCGGGTTGTCCCGTTCATCGGCGACCGGCGGTCCGTCGTAATTGCAGCCGGTACCGCGATACACCCACTGGCAGACATCCGCCAGGATAGTCCGCGCCGGAATAATGGCGTTGTCGCAGTCCACCGGCGTTGCGAGGGAATAAGTCACCTGTTCTGAGGTTTCCTCTGCCATCTCCTCGACAACGTAACGGGAAACTGCCTCCACCGTAGGATCTGCATCCGGATTACCATTGGGGAAGTTAACCGCATCAAGATACTTCACCGGCACCTGGCGGCGCGTGACCACCACACCCAGCAGATCGTCGAAATCATGGTTCATCCCAAAAATCATACCCGTGACGTTCGCGACAGCCATAACCGGGCGCGCATAGGTACCTTCATTCCGGCTCTCGAAGCCTTCGACAGCGATGGGATAAGCGGGATAGGCGTTACCGCGCCAGATGACGTTGTTGTAAAAACCGTTTGTACCGGAGTGGAATCGCACAACATCGCCGCCGTACGGCCGGAGATCGACTTCAAAGAGATCAATAAATGCGCCGACTCCTGCATCGACACTTTCGATGATCATATTTACCGGTATATCGCGCATGCAATTTCCTTTAAGTCACTATAGTGCATTATATCTACCATTGAACTTCATTAAACTTTGGCTATAAAATTAATAAATTACATCCATTACTTAACATATAGATTAATCAAAGGAAAGTTATGCTAAAGGCACACCTTGATAACAAAGAAAACATTCTTGTTTCGCAATCAAAGAGCGCAAGGATTACAGGGCATCCATTACATAAAGGAACCCCACGAGAATCCTTTATCCATGAATTTCTTAAGGAGCATCTCCCAAGCACAATTTCAATTGGAACTGGAGAAATAATAGATTCAGATTCAAAACCTGGAGAAAGCAGAAATCAATATGATATAATCTTATATCGAAACGATTACCCCAAACTTAATATCGGCGGCAATATCCATGCATTTCTTATTGAGTCCGTAGTAGCTACAATTGAAGTCAAATCAAAATTAACTTCTGCAGAACTGAGAAAAGCAATTTCAGCCGCTCGTAACTCAAAAAAACTAACACCTAATATAGATAAGGTTTTTAGTATGTCAGGCCGAGGCGACAGTGGAATTAAAAATTTTGTAGTTGCATACGATGGCCCAGCAAAACTAGAAACCGTTTTTAGCTGGATAGGCCAAATACATAAATCCTTAGACATCTCAATACCAGAACTCCCTCCAGACAATGAGAGATTTAATATCCCCTCCCCGTCTATAGATGGAATCTTTGTTTTAAAGAAAGGATTTCTCTATTTCGATAATATTCCTTTCATATTCCAAACCCAACAACTCCTTCACAAGTACCCTAATATAAGATGGGTAACAGTCAATTCAGAAGAGGGAGTGTTGTTGATGTTTTTCCATTTATTACAAGAAATCATAAAAACACTACACGGAACATTCCTTAATGCATATCCCTATTTAAAAGATGTTTCTTATAACATCCATACCTTCGATTAAGTGAAGTATTGTTCAACGTTGAACTTGTTCAAAGGTGGCCGTTAGCTCGTATAGCGGCCCCATCTTTGTCATACTCCAGGAGCGGCAGACAAACAGCGCCTGCACTCCCGTATCCGATGGCGTCCAGTAGAAAGACTCCACCGCCATGCGTGCTTTCAGAAACGCCTCGGCCTGTTTCGCCGGATTCACACGGCACGGCCCGTTAACGCCGCGAAACGTCAGCGAGTATTTTGACATCAGCGGGTTAATGCCTTTCTTCTGGCGCTGCTCGTAGCCATCGCCGAGTTTCACGATGGCCACGTTCGGGGTACGTTCGGCGCTATAGCCGCGCTGAGGTTTCCAGGTGAAGATTTCAGGCATTAGCGTTTATTCCTGGGTTGGATTAAGCCTCCGGGGCGAGACGACTGGTCGCTGATATGATAGAGAGCCACACGCTTCATCATCCCTTCCATCTGCTTCATCGTTGCTTGGTCGATTCCACCGGTAGTGTTGATTTCAAAAGTAATGTGCTGAACAACACTACCCCCGCCGCCTGCTTTATCTGCTGGAATAATCTTCCCTGACTTGTTCGGCATAAATATCTGCTGGCCACCAGCTGTCTGGAATACCTCAGAGCGCCCATCCTCGTTAATGCGGTAGGCGTTGCCCGCTGATACCCCGCCTCCATAACGGCGACCGCCAGCAAGCGCCAGCCCCTTGGCTGCAAGCATTGAACCAGCGTACGCTGATTGCCCCACCGCAGCAGCACTGCCGTACGTCGCGATTGAAGCGCTCATAGCAGCTGGTGCCCATGCAGCTGCGGCAGCTGAAGCCTGGGCAGTAGTTGCTGCCAGAGAAGCAGCCGCAGCCGCCTGGCCCATAAGCTGACTTTTAGCCCATTCAATACCCATCTGAACAAAGCTGCCTACCACGCTGTTTAAAATCGTGGTGCCAATGTTGGCGAAAGATTCCCGCAGGCTCTGAGTGCCGTTTATCAGGCCAGTAATGGCGCTGGTTGCCCCGCCCTGTAAGGAGTCCACGGCGGCGCCAATCATGCTGTTAATCTGGCTTTGCTGCTGCCACTCTTCCCACATGGCCGCCATGCGCCGCTGGTGATACTGTTCCTCAATGCTGGCCCGTAACGCTTCGGCTTCCGCGATCTTTTGCGGATAAAGGGTTACGTACTCATTGAGCTGCGCCATTTGCGTCAGATATGAGTTATCGACCGCTGCAACTGGTGATACCTGCCCCTGCAGGCTGGTGAAGTTCTGACTAGCCTGAGTGCGCTTTTTCTCTTCCTCCGCAGCGGCCTTTATCGCCTGCTGACTTCTCCAGATTGCGTCGGCCTGCTGCTCAGCCTTAGCTATTTGCGCGTCAGTCGCTTTGTTGCCCAGCGCCATAACCGCATCGTACTTTGCCAGTTCAAGAGAGCCATCGGCATAACCGGTGTTGAGTCGATCCAGGGCAGACTGCTGACGAGATAAAAATTGCGTTGCGTCGTCAGCGGACTTCTTCGCTTCCTTGTTTGCGGCTTTTCTTGCGCTGGTTAACCGCTCTGTTTCAGCGTATTGATCCGCAAGGGCCTTTCTTTTTTTCTCATCAGTAATCCCGGCGTCATCAGCATCGAATTGCGCCTGCAGTCTTGCTCTTGCCTCGCCCTCAAGCTTTGAAAGCGCAAGGCGGCGTTCGGCGTTCTGAATGAGTTTCTTCGCTTCTGGGGAGTCTTCCGGTTCCGCAGGTTGTATATTTCCAGCGTTCGCGGCTTTTTTATTAAGGCTATCCAGTACCTGAATAGTCGAGGCCATTGCTGTTATTGCGGCGGAACTTGCATTGGGAATTTTATTCTTGAGGTTATTTTCAAGAATATTGAAGGCTTCTTCGGATTCTCTTGCTTTTTGATTGAGTTGCCCCTGAATAAGAGATTGTTGCTCAGTTGTATGATTTAATTTATCAGTCGCATTACTGACATCTCTTTTTCGCTGATTTAAAGTCAAAAGCCATTCGTTAGCTTTTTTTACATAGCCATTATTCTGATCCTGAGCGACGCCCATTTGCTTTGCAAGGGTGATGTATTTGTCATACTCTGACTGTGCTTCCTTTACAGAGCTATTGAGGTCATCAATGTGATCTTTTTGAGCCTCTATAGATTTAGCTATATCTGCCATTGTGCCGACAAGCTGCGCCTGATTCATCTCCTTCATCTTGGCAATAACGCCATCCAGAGAATCAGCAAAACTAAGAGCTTCTTCTTTCGCCTGTTTAGCGCTTTGCCACCAATACAGTAAGGCTCCCGCCGCGATCATAACAATGCCAGCAGGCCCGCCAAGCAGAGAAAGCGCGCCGCGCATTAATCCCATACTAACGGATGCAGCGCTTGCAGCGGCAGTAGCGCGAACGGTAGCTGCTGCCTGTGCTGTTTCTGCTTCAGTTAACACGATGGAGGCTGCGGTTGCTCTTGTCTTTGCGGCGATAAGGTTATCGAGCGCTAACATTTCTGCCGCGCTACCCCTTGCAACGTTATATTCAGCTTGAGCAAGGTTAAGCGCAGAAATCGCAGCTTCCTTATCTGCTAGCGACCTGCGCTGTGTGGCATTGGCTGAAAAGAGCGCAGCCTGAGCCGCCTGATTTTCAGCAGTTACCATTTGGCGATTCGCGGCGATATTCTGAATCTTACCGGCAATGCCAGCTTTTAATGCACCTGCATACCGACCAGCCAACACAAGAGCAAATGCTTGCGCAGCAATAGTTGCGGTATCGATGAACCCAGCCATGCTTTCAGAGTCTCGACCGAACTCCAGAATAGTGTCAGCGGCAGCAATAAGACCGTTGGTAAAGGTTTGTAGCGCTCCTGTCTGGCCCTCGATTGCCACCAAAACTTCAGTAAAGGCCGTTTTCATCCTCACGCCAGCATCGGTAAGGTTGTTGGACATCCCCGCCGCTGCGGCTGCGTTCTCATTGAGTGACTGGCGTAATCCCTCGCTTAAATCTGATGCTGTTAACTTGCCTGCTGCGCCCATCGCTCGCACTTCGGCGGAGGTTTTTTTGCTGGCGGTGGCAATATCATTGATCACGGTTGGGATGGCGGTAGTGATGGACTCCCACTGATCGGCGGAAACTTTCCCGGTGTTTATCGCTTTGGTGAATGCACTGATAGCTGACTCGGCCCGGTCCGCACTGGTGGCGTTCTTAACGAAAGCATAAGACATTGAGTCCTGGACATCGATAGCCTGTTCAGTGGAATAACCCATGCTGCGCAGACCGTCGGCGCTTCGAATATAAAGCTCCTGGGCCTCTGCTAAAGATCGATAAGTCCCGTTAGCTGTATTAAGTAAGCGCCTCTGAACGCTTTCAAATTCAGCCTGACTTGATGTCGCCATCTGAACGCGCTCGGCCATCTCCTGATAGCTCTGCACCATTTTTGCCATCTCACGCAACGCCCCAGCGGCGAAGATTAACTTGATCGTTGCTGCGAGTTTCGACAGTGTCGTATTCAAGTTGTCCGCTGATTCATCGGTATCATCAAAATTACTCTGGAGATCGTTTGTCATATCGACAACATTACGACCAGCAGAAAGCAATTGGGCTGTGTCCGCACGAATTATGTAAACAATCTCACCTACATTTTCGGACATATGTATTTTCTCCAGGCAATAAAAAACCCCGACGAGGCGGGGTTTAATTCGATGTTATATCACGCTTGAGCTTCAGAAATAACCGATCTGTTGACATACCTGTTGAGTAGCCAATTGTTCGCTCTCATCGCTACCGAAAGATATGACGGCAGCATTGAGGTCCTTTCCTTTACCAACGATCATTATTAGGAAAGGTGTATTGCCAACATACCCCCCATAGGAATTTTTTGAATTCACATATCCACAATATTCACCATTTCCATTGGATATAAATTGGGAATGTTTGAATTTAGCACTATAAGGATCTTTTAATTTATCGGTAATAGCTTTTTCTACAGCCGTTTTTTCCGCTGTAGTCAAATTTCGCCATTTTGGATTATCGATCGGTTTTATCCTTTCACTTTCCTTTTGCATTACTTGGCATTTATCCCACTGCTCCGTTACTTTGCCTATCCTGTCAGAAACAGCGAAGTTAGAGCCATCAGTTGCCGCGACATATACCTTTGAACCATCATCAATCATTTTTTGCGCCCCTCTGTTTTGAGTAAGAGGTGGACTAAAAACAAATGTTCCATCTGGGCGATGCAATTTTATCGAATCACCTAAAACTTCCACTTTTGCAGGAACTGGTAAGCTCATGTTACCCATGACGCCATTTGTAAGACCAGCTTTTGCGTAACTACATTGGTAGGTGTCAGCGGCATTAGACGTGGCGGTTATTAACCACAATACGCATCCCCAAAAAAATACTTTCATTCCATTTCCCCAGCAATAACGAAATTCATATCCTATCAGGGGAGCGCGGCAGCGCAACGGGCAGGTCTGATTTTTTGATCTCAGGCAACGAAGCACCCCGCAGCTAAGCGGGTTATCATAATTAAATGCGTTACAATCTGATCAATTATTGTCTTTGAAGTCCTGAGCAATCCTTGCAAGGTAGCTCATAACTTGATGCTCTCGGGTTTTAGTGTGAGCATCAGGATGCATGATCGCGATCAGGGAATACCTGTTCTCGTATAGTTCACCCTGCACATAAACAAGGCAAGCATCATTCTTTGGATCGCCTTTCTTACAAACACGGTCAGGCTGAGGAAGTTTTTCAGGAAACTTTCCAGGGGGAAGGCATAAATGAATATGCATCAACCCTGCCCTGAAAGCACCGTAAGGCTGAGTAAAAGCTACGTCTCTGCCGAAATAATGGGGTAGCTTTCCGGTAGATTTGTAACGTTGAAAATCAGAAATTATCGAAGCTTCCAGCTCCGGGAACTGGATAAAGACTCCATCAAAAAAATTTTCTTTAGTTTTCTCGTTAATAGAAGCTTCGATATGCACAGATTTATCCGTATCAATGCAGGGGGAGGATTTTCAACTGTTCGGTGGTGTGCTTTGCTAACGCCGCCAGGCCGTCAAGGTCTGAAGTACCATGGAATGTTTCAGGTACTTTTTTCAGGCTCTTCGCAAAGTCATTTAGCCTCGTAACAGAGGAGCGCGCCTTGGCTACATGCCGCCAATAACTTTTTAATTCACCAGCAACAAACTCAGGCAAATTCTGTGAAAGAGTTGCTTTTACTTCTTCCTCAAACGCCCTAAGGAAAAGCTCACACGCCTCTGTAGTGTCCATTCCATTATGTTCAACAGCCTGACGAGCATGGTCAGATGACATTCCAATCAATATAAGATAGAAATCATCAACTGCAATGGTCAGCTTATTGAGTACTTCCCTTCCGGCTTCAAGACCTCGCCCAAAATCCTCGATGCTCGGTGAGTGCTGAGATGCATTTGACATAACAGGAGCTGGCTGAATGATAAACTCCTGAGCCATAGCCGCAGGTTGAGCCAATGGCCCACAAAGCGCTGCGAAAGTAATGGCATTCAACGGATTCATATCAACCTCAACTAAAGTATATAACTCTATAGCGACAGCTATAGTCGCTGAGTTTAATACCATTAGTGATATTTGGGCAATCAGACTTCTGTCAGGATGTCTACATTTTCGACGACGTTCAGAATGACGCTTTTACACGTTAGCGGCAAGTTCGGCGAAGTTACCTGTGTGGTAATCACAGGATGTGATACCGTTCGAGGATGTTCACATGAGTGTAATTTCTGCGATTCAAGGCCTTTTCTTTATCGATCGCACTTTGTGCTAAAAATCGCGGTAACCGCCTTGAGTATCAACTAACAAAAAATGGATCTGATTAGTGCAGCCCGTTCCGCTGTGCATCGAGTGCGAACATCTTCTCTGCCCAGTCCATAGCCTCATCGTAATGCTGCTCTGTCGGGATTTTCGCGGCTTCCTTCGGCGGATATTTAGCGCTCATTGCCGCCCTGAAGCTGGTCATGGTCATGTTCCAGGCATCGGATTCACTCATGCCCAGGTGTGCCACAGCCAGATAAACGAAAGACCGGGCATCGAATTTCCCCGAGTATTCGCCTTCACCTTTGCTGGCGGCTTCCTGCGGCTGGTCGCCCACAACCCCATGGCGAATAAGATGGCGCGCCAGCTGGATGATGTGTGATACCGGCAACAGGCCGGGGCGATACGATAACTTGCCTTTTGCTGTGGCTGAGCAAACACCGATCATCTGGCGGAGGTCATCATCACAGGCCGCCTGCACAACCTTCGCTGCGGTAACAACCATGTCGGCAAAACAGCGCGCCTGGATACTGCGCATCACTTCAGCATCGCTGATCCGGTGTTCAGGATAATGTCCGCCGTGTACCGTCACGAATGCTGTGACAATCTCTTCCGGTGTGCCAATGCGCGACATCGCAAGAAACGAAGGGTTGAGGAATATTCTCCGGCCACCGGCGCGTATTTCCGCCTGGCCGATATCGGTAATTGCCTGCATAAAACCTCAAAGGGGCTTTCGCCCCTGTCAGTTAAGACGCGTTGACCACAACGGTTGCCGGGCTCGTGGTGACTGTACCGGCGGTGGGCGATGAAACCTGGCAGGTGTAAGAGCCGGCATCCCCCGCCACCGCGCTGGCTTTGGTGTAGGTGGCTGACGTGGCGCCGCTGATATCCGTGCCGTTCTTCTTCCACTGATACGTCAGCGCTGAACCATCTGTCACGGTCGCCGCTGTGGTAAGCGTCAGCGTACTGCCGGTGGTGATGGTGCGGTTCTGCGGCTGGGAGGTGATGTTAATGACCGCGCCGACGTCGCGGACATCCACCAGCCCGGCGCTCGAGGCTTCAATCGACCATGTGGCCACGTCATCATGCGGTGATTCATCCTGCCAGCTCGTTACCAGGAACGGGCCTTCTGTGATATCGAACGGCGAGATAATTTTCAGCCACACGTAAGGCTGGTTGCTGGTTTCTCCGGGCGGGTTATATACATGGCGCTTCATTTCCTTCTGGCCGTAGATAGCTTCCTTGCGACTTACGCCGTCGCCGGAGAAGGATACGTTTTTATACGTGACCAGATTTTCCTGGGTATACGCTGCGCTCTGGTCAGCTGTGGCGTCTGCGGTTTCCCATTCCACGCCGGTTGTTTTGCCACGCATCATGCCGAGGCGCTTGTACTGGCTCAGCGTTGGCTGAACCTCCGGGCAACCAATCGCAAAATAAACGACGACGTCGCGCCCCGTGAATGCACCTGATTCACAAGTCATATGTGTTACTCCGTATTATCGGGAAATAATGGTCTGGAAGTTAATTTCGAAGGCGCAGCGGCCCTCTTCGGTGCGGAAGGCGGGAACGCCCCCGACTGGCTGCATTGAGATGATGCATTCGGTGTGGTAGTCATCGAGCATGGCCTGGCGGATGGCGTCGGCGGTGTTCTCCACCGCATCAACATCGGCATCGTTCTGCCCGGTCAGCAGGATGAAGCGGAAGTAGTCGCGGGTGATGGCCTCTTCTGCCGCGCCACCGCCCTGCTGCTGGATAACGAGATAGCGATCGTTTTGTGAATCTTCCACCTCGACCCAGAACCGCTTTTGTACACGGTAGCCGGTATCAAAACTGTGACTCTGCAGCCAGGCGCGTAACGCGTCAAAAACCTCGCTTCGCGTCATAATTTGTAGCCTCGTTGTATGGTGGCTTTGATGTCGGCTATGCCGTCGCGCTCAAACCCTTTACGCAGAAAATCAGGCTCTGCATCCGGATCCCAGTAATTACCGCTGCCGTCCGGGCGTGGCTTGCCTTTTAACGTGCCACCGGCCGCATTCACCCGGGCGGCATAGCTCGCGGTATAGCCGACACGCCCGGTCATTCCGCCCGGCTCTGGCTTCAGTTCGCGATACATGCTGTTCACCAGTGTGGAGGTGTGAATCGGGGTGATTTGCGCTGCGTAACCGGAGCCGACGATCATGACTTCGGTGATCACCTTTTCTGTCACTGCCCCGGTGATGTTTCCAATCACGTTGCCCATGTTTAACTGAACACGTTTGATACCTTTAACGGGCATAGCGTTGTCTCCTGTAGTTATCAGGCACCGGGCTAATTACGGTCAGAGGTCAGAATCTTGTAGTCGGGTTCCTCGCCGAAAAACGACATATCCCACATCCTGACCGCCCGGATCACATCACCTTTGGCTTTTACCGGGTCCGGCTCGGCGGTTGTATCACCCACTGAGACATAGTCATTACGCAGCGGCTTGCGGACATCAGCGCCGTTGTGCTTCAACTCTGTGGAGATAATCAGGTTAGTGGTGAACTCGGTACCGGCATCATCGACCGCCTGCTCCTGGTTTATCTCCCAGGTGCAGTCGATAAGATACGGTGTGCCGGTCAGCCAGATACCCTTCCAGTCATCGTACGTGCGCGGGTAAATGGTCGCGAGGTTGGTATATACCCAGTTCGCTGTCGCGCTCATGATTCCTCCCAGCTGATCACTTCCGGGTTCCCGGCGGCTACCTCACGGCAAAAGATGAACCATTCACCGTTACTTTTGACGTAGCCGGTGGCCTTCCTGCCGCTGTCTGTCATGACCCAGACCTTAAGGAACGGCTCCGGCAGACGCTGTTTCACCGATACCCATGCCATTACCGGCCCCCGTTGCACATACAGCCACCCTTACCGACCCAAATCCCCGCAAATGCTGGCGCGGCAGTCGGATCGGGCGGGATAAGTGCCGTCGCGCAACCATGTTTGTCCAGTCCGCGCAGCAGGCTCAGCGCCCCTTTCCAGCGGTCAGAAAACGACTGATACCGGAATGAACGCGAAGCGCCGTTAGGTGCGGTCTGGCTGGTAAGGTATTTATCACCCTGCCCCAGCCCCATCAGCGCAAGCAGGTACAGCTGGATAAGCAGCGCTGTCGATGCCGGATAATGAAGTACCAGGCATTCCTCAATGCCGTTGGCCTGGTCAATCAGCGCCGCCAGCACGAAGTCGGGTAAAGCGATGCCCTGCCCGGTCAGGTACTGCTGTGCCTGTTCCTGTGTGACCATGACAGACTCCTGAAATAAGACGCCCCGCCAGAACGGGGCATAAAAAAACCGCTTTCGCGGCGGTTATTCTGCTGGGAACAGGGTTTCGAGCTCACCAGGCGGCAGCAGCTCAGAAAGCTTTTCCGCACCCAGATTGCCTTTGAACTCGATCCCCAGTTCTTTAAGGCGTTCGGTGATAATCTCCTTACGGAATTTCGCATCAGTGCCCGCTTCCGGCGTAGCTGGGGTAAGTTCACCACCAGCGTCACCCTGCATGAGGCGAAGGTGCGACTCAAGCACTGGATGAACTTTATCCAGAACCAGAACATCCCCAACCTTAACGCCATGCCAGCCACGTATGACTTCAAACTTCGGCATAATTTCTCCTTAAGCCAGATTTGCGCCGTAGACAACGCCGGACAGGCCATCGTCATCGCGTTTAATCTGCAAACCTTCTGCAGACATAATCTGGAAGTTGTAGTTGCTCTGTGGCATCGGACGAGGCAACGGAACCACCCCGACCGCCATCCCTACCAGCGGCGTGATCACATCCTGACGACGTTCATACGCCAGGAATTCATTACCGGTTAGTGCATAGGTCTGGCGGATATCTTTCACCGGCATAAATTTGCGGATGGCGTCCAGGACAGTGCCGCTGATAACGGCGTTCGCGCCGCTGCCAACTTCAATGGTGTACGGCTTCGACATATTCGCCATGATTTCAGCGCTCAGCCACAGCACATCGTACGCAGTGACTTTGTTGGCGCGGGCGGTGATGCCAAACGGTCCTGTAGGGCCGAAGAATGCCAGTAGCTGCGCTGGCGCTGCCGCAGACAGGTCGATATTCGCTCCACCAGCACCAGAACCGAGGTTGATCTTGGTGGTGTTACGATGGTTGCGCATGCCCTGGGCCGGATAGTTCTGAACCTGAATGGTCGGGTTGCCGTCGAGATAGCCTTTAACGCGACGTTTATGGAACTTGCGCATCTTCGCCAGTTGCGAATCCAGCACCAGGTCAATACCGACGGTATTGAGGCCCGCAGCAAGACGCCAGTTCACACCATAACCTGCGGTGTAAACGGGGATCGGGTCGCCATCGCTGCCGTATTCAGTGTGGTCAAAAGAAAAAGGTGGCTGACCGTCCAGACTAACCTGCACATCATCGGCGATGTCGCCAACGACGTTATACAGCTTGGCTGTCTTGCCAATCGGCAAAACCGTCTGTACACCCATCAGGTCATTGATGATTTCCATCCCGATTTCCTGATCGCGCAGCTGGATGACCTGTCGGTCGATTTCAGCCCAGAATTCACGACCGAGACCGTCACCGGCCAGTGCATTCGCCGCCAGCATTTCAGGCGTCATGAGATTACGGTTTACCGCCATCATGGCGCGATGCTGGGCATCCCACATGTTACGGTTAGCCCACAGCTCATTCCAGTGCGTGCGCAGGCGGCTGTTGGTCGCCAGTGTTTCAGCAGAAAAATACATTGATGCTCTCCTTAAGCAACGGTCACGCTGGAAGCGCGCGCGCGGATGCGGATGAAGTCAACCGCCGTGGTGGTGACGTCATCCTGGCAGTAACCGATGACCTGATAGGTACCCGCAGCGGTAGGCACGGCAGCGGCCTGACCTGCAACAACCGTAATTGGCTGGTCTTTTTTATAGGCGCCTGCAGCAACACGAACAGCGAATTCGCGCCCTTCTTCCAGGTAATTACCCACACCTGAATGACCGGACGGGATCTGATCGGTAATGCCAAGCCCTTCGTGATAAGCGCAATCCAGCACATACATGCGTCCCACAGGCGCAGAGGCCTGTGCAAAAAGATTGCTGGCATTGATGACAACAAACGTCCCCGGGTTCAGGGACGCGGCAAGTTTTCGGGTTTCCGTCTTGTAGAGCGAATCCCCGTCGATATTAACGCGACGATAACGTGGCATTGGCGTTTCCCTTATTTGAAGTAAGTGGCCGGATCAGGTGCGCCGGTTTCTTTCTGCTGCTGCGCGGAGTTAGTACCCAGCGGTGCGGCTTCGCCCAGGTTTTTGAACATCGCATCCAGTGCGTCACCTGACAGCGCGTTCGCGACGATCTCGCCGTGAACTTTCGCAACCGCCGCGCGCTTCGTTGCTTCTTCGGCGCGGGAGTTAGCGGTCAGGGTTTCAGCGAGCTGCTGCTGGTTAGTCTGAATTGCTGCAATGCTTTCGCTCAGTGGCTTAATGGTCGCGTCGTTATTAGCGGCGATGGCCTCACCAACGATTTTGCGAAGCAGTTCTGTATCTTCAGTGGTTAAAGGCATGTCGCCCTCCGTTTGATGGTTGGTTGCAGGCTTATCCTGCGGTGTGAAAAGGGATTTAACTTTGTTGGTTACAACGGTGACCCAGGACTCCTGGCGGGCAACCGGCGTTCCGGTGTCGTCGAATGTGATTTTTCCGCCGTCAGAGGTGTAGCCGTAAACCTGCGCGCTTCCACCATTGCGGATAATCACCACCTGCGACTCGGTGAAGTCAGCCACCCAGGCGTATTCGTTCTCGCCGGGGGCAAACCGGGCTTTGGCCGCACGGTCGAGGCGCTGTTCACGCTCCCGGAAGGATTCGCCCACCAGCGCGCCGGAGTTGGCTTTTAGCGGCGTGGCGAGGTCAGCATTAACCATCAGGCCAACGCCCTGCGCCGGTGTGGCGGCACCGACTTCGTGAAGCAGAATGGCGTCGTGATCCATGCCATGGATTTTTGCCACCCACTCAGCGCCCAGCGCCTTCTGTTCTTCATTGGGTTCGAGCTGGTCAAGAAACACCGCCACACTTGTGTGAATTGGCGGCACGTCCTCTCCGCGCTCAATGGCTGCCACGCGCTCGAGGAGTTCCCGGCCACCTTCAGATTCGCTGGCCTTGTTCACATCCACCCATTTCTCCAGGTAGATACGATTCCCGGCTTTTTTAACGTTGCGGTTCCACGCGCCGACGAACCCGACATTCAGCCCTTCAGGCGAGAAGGCCGACACAAACTGGCCGTTTACCTGCGGATGACCGAGCGGTGCCAGCGTCCCCTCAAGGCCCGCATAGTGCGCATCGATTTCGCTGGCAGAATAGAGACCGCCGTTCATGACGACATTGGCCGGCAGTGTGTAACTGGGCAGGATCAGGTGATCGCGCCCGTTGTGAACCTCCCGGCGGATGGACTGGCTGTTCACACGAGTGGTGACGTTTACTTGCATGGTCATGGTGGTGTCTCGCGGTTACGCGGCTCTGTGGTGGCCGCAGTCGCAGTGATTGGCGATGAGTCCGGCTTTCTGCGCTTTATCCAGGCGCTTCTTCGCCATATCAACAACATTGGGGTTAAGCGGCTGACCGCTGGCGTTAACCAGCACAGCAACCTGCGTGCACTTACAGTTAATCGCGTTGCCGTCGATGCTGTACCAGTCACGAACTTCTTCGGTGGTGTAGAGATGCCCGTGGCGAAGCGCATGTTTACGCCGCGTTGTCGGGCTGAACGCTGAAAGATGCAAAAGACGTGTTGAAATGCCGTACTGAGCTTCAGCATCATCCGTTTCATCCCACCGGGCGCGGCGCAGCGCCGTCGGTATCTCCGTACGGGCAATACGCTTAGCCCGGCTGAGTTCAATCCCGGTCTGGCTGGTGAGACGTTTCGCGATTTCCCGCGGATTCTGCCCCCGCCCCATGCCATCGGTCAGAATGCGCGCCATATCCGATTTCATCCGCGCACTGAGGTTTTTCATCTCCTCAAACACGCGGGCTCTCACCAGCAACAGGCGGCGCTGATAGGGATCGCTCAGCAATAATTGCTGAAGACTTTCACGCCCGGCGGCATAGACCGGCGACTGCTGCGAGAGGCTGGCAAATTCCTGAGCCGTACCGCGCTGATATCCCTGCCTGACGTAATCCCGCCAGAACCAGAAATCGGTCTCGCTGCCACCAAAGAGGATTTCATCAACCATCACCGAGGCATTGCTGAGAAGCATTGATAGCAGTGAGGTGTCCAGGTCGAATGCGTAGCGAAGGTTTACAGCAGGTGAAGCGGGAATGCGGTCGAGAATGTCCTGGTACGCTTTGGCAATGCGCCTTATCCGTTTGCCGAACTCGTTAATCGCACCGCGCTCGAGGCGGTCTGCACCAGTGGGGTCGTTAAGGTTTCCCGGCAGAATCGGAGGTTTCGTTTTCCTCTTCTTCATCGTCTTCCCCCAGAGGTGCAGGCGAGCCCTCATACCCGGCAGCGACGCGAATTTCTTCACCGGTGAAGGGCTGTTCACCAGTGGCGATCGAGGCGCTGTTAATTTCCGCCATGGTTTTGGCTGCGGCCAGCTTCTCAGCGTCGGTGCTGGCGTTCAGGTCATCCCAGATAACCGTTTTTTGCCCTACCGCGTCGAGAATGCCCAGTTCCACCAGCTTGTCGCACAGGTCTTCTATGTCGAATGATAAATCGCCGCGGCGGGACTGGCAGCGCGCGTTGAAGTAACGCTGGTCTTCGGTGCTCGCTCGCTCGCCCGTTTGCATGCCAACGAGGATTTTGGTCGGGATATCCAGCGCGGCAGAAGCAGTCTGCAGGTTTACGTCATAGGTCGGGCCGGGGTCAGCCACAGATGTCACCAGCGGCGTGACAGCTGCGCCTTGCGTGGTGAGTAGCGCATCGTTGCCACGGTTAATCTCCACAGCGACTTCATTGAACTTCTCCTGTAGTTCTGAAACGCTCACGTCATAGAGTGAGGCCAGATTGGTGAAGTCTATTTTTTCGTCAAAGTTGATACTCAGCTGGCGGGCGGCGTTTTTCAGGAATGATTCACCGGAGCCGCCTTCCACCTTCTCAAGGCTTACGAATGCGTTATAGGCAGGCTCCAGAAAACCAATAGCATCAGGGGAATAATCACCCAGGATAAAAACCCGGTCCGGATGAACGTCCACGCGCCGGATGGCACCGTTCGCCAGTTGCTCGATGTACTGCCACATTTTCGGCTGGCCGTAGGTTCGGGAATTGAGTCCAGTATCCCAGTCCTTAACCTTGATTGTTCCCGCCCAGGCAACGGTGATTTTCTCCAGTCCCCGCCCTCTGGTTACAGGCAGGTTCCAGTCTTTGCCGTCCCGGACATGCAGCAGAATACCGGAGTAACGCCCAACCAGCCGACGTAAATCAGCCTCGGCAAACGAACGCCAGAAGCGATGGGTTAATACGGTCGCAGCCTTGCGTTCCCAGGCTGTTTCTTTGCGGGTTTCATCCTGCTTATCTCCTTCGATAATTTCCGGGTTGCTTTGCCAGCATGCGCCGATCAGCTTTTTGACTGCGCCGTGTGCAATACCGCCTCGCCGGTACAGGCTGTAGAGGTCATCGAAGGTAATGTCGTCCTTGAATCCGTACTCGCACCATGCCGAGCTACGCTTTGAATCCAGCCCCATGCTTGGGTTGGCGGCCATCATACGGGCGCGCGCAAGCCTGGCATCGTTCAACGCATGGTTGACGGCCAGTTGAAGATTTTTATTCATGCAGGGTCCGTAAATTATCTGAGACGTTTCGGGATCATCATGCCAATTGCCTGCGCTCCGCCGAGTTCGGTAAGCGCATACACAGCGGCATCCAGTCGGTCGGGTGACTTTTTGGCTGTAGCTGGCACGTATTCCATCAGCTGGTTTTCGAGAAGATAGAGATTGCCGTGATGGGCTACGCGCCCCTGTTCGTAGAGCGCGGATATCGGTTCAGCGCGGGCAAATTTCCCTTTATTGGCATGAACACGAATAATGCGGCCTTTGAACCCGGCGTTACGCAGTGTTTCCTCTGCCATATCACCGCCCTGGTTCGTTTCGATAACGATGGCATCAGCGCCATGTTCCTCATAGGCCCACATAGCCTTTTTAGCCCAGCCAGCCGGTGAGTATTTGGCGCTGTAATCGCCATCCACAGAGAACTGTTTTTTATCACCAGCACCGTATGCGCTGGCGGCCACAATCCCGGTTTCGTCGCTTTCATCGCTGTTTGTGGCCTGCGGGTCAATCGCGATAACCGTACGAACCTTATCAAAGCGGATCTGCAGGTCGCGCGCGGCACTAATCATCGCCTCAGTCCACAGTGCGCCCTCCGCGTTAAATTTGCGGGGCTTCTGCATGTACTGAGCCTCGGCAGTTCGGCGGTGAGAGAACAGTGATACGCGGTGAGACTCGTTGTGCTTGAACGGCCAGAGCCAGCCATCAGGCAGACCATGTGCAATCGGTATGGCGTGAGAGTGCTCCGGGTATTGCGCCGAATACGCCTGGCTGTTATCGATAATCACCGGCAGATTCAGGTGATGCCACATTTCACCGGAGCCACCGCGCAGGAGGTATCCACTGAGGTCGTGATAGTGGATACGCTGCATAATCACAATCATCGGCGTTGTTTCTACGGCCAGACGTGATTTGATGGTTTCGTTAAAGCGGTTGTTCACGCCATCGCGTACAGTTTCGCTGTAGGCATCATCTGGTTTTACCGGGTCATCGATAATCAGCGCGCCCTGCCAGCCTGGCTCCATGTGTCCGGCACGAAAGCCGGTAACCTGCCCGGCAGCGGACGATGCGTAAACCCCGCCGCCATATTCATTCCACCACATAGCCTTACTGTCCGCATCGTCACGCAACGCCATCGGCCACATTGACTGGTAGGCCTGCGATTTGACCATGCCGCGTGCAGTCGATGAGTTCAGTAGCGCCAGTTGGTGGGAGTATGACAGGTGCATAAACCGGGCGCGCCGGTTCAGCGCCAGTCCCCGGCCCATCATGTTAATGGTTGCCAGTTCTGTTTTGGTGTAACCAGGCGGAACGTTAATGACCAGGCGCTTTATCTCACCATCTATAACGCGGTTCAGCGTCTGCTGAATAACTTTGTGATGCGGTGCGACAATCATCTTGCCGCCGGTGCGCTGTTTGAAGAAATAGCGCGCGTAATACAGCCCATCCTCTTCGCATTCGACCTTACGGGCAAATGCCTTTTGCTCAGCAGTCGTCATCCTCCATCATCTCCTGCCTTGCTGATTTGTATTCCTCTTTGCTCATGGTGAGCGTCTCGATAGCGCCACCGTTAGGCCCGGAATGCTCGAATTTATGTTTGTTTGTGTAGGCATCACCGCACTCTTTGGCGGCCTGTTCAATCAGTGACGCTGCCAGTGCCATATTCCGCATTGTCTCTGCCTTCGTCATCATTCGGTCGAGCGCTCGTAACCGGTACGCCTTGTTGGCGATCGGGATGTCGGCGATCTCGTTCTGGAAACGGGTGCGGGTGGCGTTGAACATTTCTACCCAGCGCGACGCTAATGCTTTTCCACTGGCCTTCGTGGGGTCGTAGGCTTCAACCTGCTGTCGGGTAATCTTCACCTGAAATTCAGCCTGGACAGCCTCGACAACCTGAGAGGGGGTATCGAAGCACGCAAGCGCCTGAACTATGTAGGCTTTCACATCATTTTTTAGAGCCGCCATAATTCACCATTCGTCCAGGTCAGTCCAGGTAATCAAGCCAGTTTAAGCATGCACGTCCCGCACGCCCTGGCGATATCAAGGTGAGCCACTTCCGCAGGCCTGTTTGCTGCGTCCACCAGTTGTTGCACATCGTGACTTGCTCCATAGCGGCGAACGACGCCAACGAACTCTTCCACATCGTGGCCGCGCAGTTTTAGTTTGGGTAATCCACTGTCCCGGTAGAATTTCGGCGCACCGAATTCATCAGTTTCCTGTGCAATGTGGTACAGCTCATGCTCCACCAGCGCGCAGAACTCAAGATCGGAACACTGAGCGCAGTAATCAGCCGCCAGGGTGATGATGAAATCCGGTATACGACCGAACCATTCGTACATCTGTTGTTCCATCCGGGCCTTTTGCCATCCACCAGCGCGAATCATCACCTCTTCGCACTGGCCCAGTACCGTTCGCCCCTTCTTCGTGAATGCATTCGAAGCCCACATGAAGACGATGTCAGCTTCCAGTAGATGGAAATGGTCAGGGTTATGCAACATACCCTCTTCGCTGATTATGTGTGAGTGCAGCCAATCATGGACGCCGTCAGCAGGGATAAGTCGGATGTAAGGTTTGAAGTCCGGGTTATCGATAAACAGAAGTGGCGGATATGGCCGTTGCATTGGGCTTTCAACCATAGTGACACCTTAATTATTGAGGCACGTACGAGGCGCATAAAAAAACACCAGCATAAGCTGGTGGTTTGTTTTACCTGATATGGATGTTAATCAAAGCCCCCCTTTTTATGAGATATTTCCCATACAGGATATTTACAGTTCCTTTACATTAGTAGCGTAACGAATATGCATTTGCATGCTCTAAGCAACAGACTGGATTTCATGTTGCTTAGAGTTTTTTCTTTTAATTCCTGATGATCTATCTCGCAAGCGGTAACAGCCTCCCGTGAAACCTATAACTGGTACTCTACCAGTTTAAGATAGGCGGCAAGCGCCTCTGTGGACGAAACATATCTGTCTGACGCAACATGGATTGCAGCCACGCTCCCGTTAGGTAGCGTAAACATTGCAACCCTGACAGGAAGCTTCAGTGCATTACCCTTCTCACGCACATATGTCATCCACTCTGTACCGGCAGGTATCTGAATCAGTTCAACTGGTTTTTTTCCAATAAAAAAAAGTGCATTCACCATGGTTGCTTTTCCTGT